GGTAGATTCGAATCTCGATATTTAGCTAGGCAACAGTTTGTGAAGTTGGTTCAGAATTTGCATGTCTATGCCTCACTTCACGCAATATCACCCCTTTCCCCGGCAACAGGGCAACCGGTCATATTACCCTTGGGGACTGGGTTTCGGGCTCCGGTGTCAACCAGAACTGTAAACCTGTAACCTTGGTTCACACAGCCGGCAGACCTTGCCGCTCATCACGAAGTCAGAAGCAGCCGACGCCCTGGGGGTGTCTCGGACGGCCGTCTACAAGGCCATCAAGCAGGGGCGCCTCCCGGTGGTGCGCTCGGCGGATGGTCGCGAGCTGATCAAGTCCGAGACCCTGCGCGAGGACTGGTTCGCCAACACGATGAAGAAGGTCGGCGTCGGCCCCAAGCCGCCCGCCGGCGAAAAGGAGTTCGCCCCGCCGCGGCCGAAGCGCCAGGCAGAGGAGCCGGAGCCCAGGCGCCTCACCGAAGCCGAGCCAGGCGAGATCGTCCCCGACTACAACGAGTCCCGCGCCCGCACCGAATACCTGAAGGCCGAGCTGCTCGAGCTGGAGCGCAAGGAGAAGGAAGGGCTGCTGGTCCGGGCAGCCGATGTCGAGGCGAAGTGGGTCGAGGTGATCACGATCAGCCGCACCAAAGTGCTGGGCGTACCCTCGAAGGCCAAGCAGCGGATCCCGGACCTGACACAGGATCAGATCGCCATCCTCGAGGACATCGTGCGCGAGGCACTGGAGGAGCTCGCGGAGGGCAATGGCTCAGATCAGTGACATTGCGGTCTCAGCACTCCGCGCGTGGAAGCCGCCGGAGAAGCTGACCCTCAGCGAGTGGGCGGACAAGCATTTCTATCTGTCGGCGGAGTCGAGCGCAGAGGCCGGCCGGTGGCACACGCTGCCGTACCAGAAGGGGATCATGGATGCGATTACCGATCCGCGGGTTGAGCAGATCTCGGTGATGAAGAGTGCGCGGGTTGGGTACACGAAGTGCCTCAACGCCTGCATCGCGTTCCACATCCACCAGGACCCGTGCCCGATGATGCTGGTGCAGCCGACGATCGAGGACGCCCAGGGCTACTCGAAAGAGGAGATCGCACCGATGCTCCGGGATGTCCCTGTGCTGAAGGGGTTGGTGTCCGACAGCAAGGCGAAGGACGGGGCGAACACGATCCTGCAGAAGCAGTATCCGGGCGGGACGCTGGGCCTGGTGGGCGCAAACAGTCCGCGCGGCTTCCGTCGTGTGAGCCGCCGGGTGGTGATGTTCGACGAGACGGATGGCTATCCGCCGTCAGCCGGTCCTGAGGGCGACCAGATCAAGCTGGGCATCAGGCGGACGGAGTATTACTGGAACCGCAAGATCATCGCCGGCAGCACGCCAACGCTGAAGGACGCAAGCCGGATCGAGCGGCTGTTCCAGCAGGGTGATCAGCGGCGGTACTTCGTGCCCTGCCCTGACTGCGGGCACATGCAGTACCTCAAGTGGGCGCACATGCGCTGGGAGGACAGTGCATTACCAGTGCATTACGTCTGCGAGGAATGCGGGGTGCTCATCCCACACTCGAAGAAGCGCTGGATGGTGGAGCGCGGCGAGTGGCGGCCGACAGCACCAGGCAACGGGAAGCATGCGTCGTTTCACGTCTGGGCGGCGTACAGCTACAGCCCGAATGCGAGCTGGGACAATCTGCGCGACGAATTCCTCGAGGCAAAGAGCGACCCTGAGGCGCTGAAGACCTTTGTCAACACGGTGCTGGGCGAGAGCTGGGAGGACGACTACGCCGCAAAGGTGGGCGCCGACAGCCTGCTCGAGCGTGCGGAGTTCTACGAGAAGCGGATGGTCCCGGCCGAGGCGTCAGCGCTGACGATCGGCTGCGACGTGCAGGACAACCGATTGAGTCTGAGTGTCTGGGCGTGGGGCCGCGAGGAGGAAGGCTGGCTGGTCGACCGGCAGGTGATCCACGGCGATCCCAGCCGGCCAGAGCCGTGGAAGCAGCTGGACGAGATACTGCTGCGGCCGTTCAAGCATGCGCTGGGCGGCGAGATGCGGCCGGATGTGGTCTGCATCGACTCGGGCGGCCACCACACGATGGAGGTCTACCAGTACGCCAGGGAACGCCAGAACCTGGGCGTGATTGCAGTGAAGGGCCAGAGCCAGAAGGGCAAGCCACCGATCGGCAAGCCGACGAAGGTCGACCTGAACTACAAGGGCAAGGCGCTGAAGAAAGGCGCCGAGGTGTATCCGGTGGGCTCCGACACGACGAAGAGCCTGCTGTTCGGCCGCCTGAAGCACAACGAGCCCGGTCCAGGGTTCCTGCATTTCTATGCAGAGGCTGGGAAGGAGTATTTCGAGGAGCTGACTGCGGAAAAGCAGATCACGCGGTTCGTGCGTGGTTACCCAGAGCGTGTGTGGGTGAAGAAATCAAGTCAACGAAACGAAGCACTCGACGAGCTGGTGTATGCGTACGCAGCGTTGAATCGGATGTATCAGCGGTACGACAGACGAACTATCTGGGATCAGCTGGAGAAACGGCTCGAAAAGCCCGTGGAAAGGGAGCGGAAGGCGCCGCTAAGATCGAACAAGGCTCCAAAACGGAGTTTTGTCCGCCAGTGGTGAGGCCGTGAAGATCCCATCAAAAATCCGCGCTGGCGACACCGTCGTATGGGTTGATGAACCGAGCGTCGATGTTTTCGGCGCAGCGATCGACAGCTCGAACCACGGCCTCACCTATTACCTGCGCACGAACACTGCCTCCGAGGGTGCAACGGTCGTCGGCGTTGCCGAGGGTTCGGGCTGGAAGTTCACGATTTCCGATGCCACCAGCGCCGGCTTCGATGCAGGCGTCTGGTACTTCCAGGCAGTGGCCACCGCGAACGTTGGCGGTGCTAAGACGACGCTGGGCACCGGGCAGCTGACGGTCGAGCCGTCGCTGAGCTACGCCGGATCGCCCGGCGCGTTCGACGGCCGCAGCCAGGCGCAGAAGGATCTCGAGGCATGCCAGGCCGCTATCCGCTCGCTGATGAGCGGTGGCGCGGTTCAGGAGTACCGCATCGGCACCCGCAGCTTGAAGCGCTACGACCTGGCCGAGCTGCTGGCGCTGGAGTCGCGGCTCAAGGCTGAGGTTGCCCGCGAGAACAAGGCGGCGATGATCGCGAACGGCCTCGGCAATCCACATAACCTGTTTGTGAGGTTCAGCCGCTGATGGGACTCCGCACGCGCGTATTGACTGCCCTTGGATTCGGGGCAAAGCAGCAGCCGGAGCCGGCCCGGCGTCGTCGTCGCACCTATGCCGGTGCGATCATCAATCGCCTCACCAGCGACTGGATTGCGAACGGCACCAGCGCTGACGCTGAGATCAAGACGAGTCTGCGCAAGCTGCGGGATCGCAGCCGGCAGATGGTGCGGGACAACCCGTATGCGCGTCAGGCGAAGCGCACCACGCAGATCAACGTGGTGGGCCAGGGCATCAAGATGCAGGCGCAGGTGCGTGCGCTGCGGGGCAACAAGCGGGACGATCGGCTGAACGCTGTTATCGAGGGCCTGTGGACCCAGTGGTGCCGCAAGGAATTCTGCGACGTGGCGGGCCGGAACAGCTTCTACATGCTGGAGTGGCTGGCGGCCGGCGCCCTGCCCGAGAGCGGCGAGGTGGTGTTCCGGATCCACCGGCGGTCGTTCGGCGGCAGCAAGGTGCCGATGGCGCTGGAGATCATCGAGAGCGACCTGCTGGACGATGAGTACAACGGTGCGGTGAGCGCCAAGGGCAACGAGTGGCGCATGGGTGTCGAGATCGACCCCTATGGCCGCCCGGTGCAGTATGCGTTCCTGACCCGCCACCCTGGCGACTACTGGTTCAGCGGGACGCCTGATCGAGCCAACGTGAAGCACGTCTTTCTGCCGGCGAAGGACGTCATCCACCTGTTTATCCCCGAGCGTCCGAACCAGCACCGCGGTGTGCCCTGGTTTGCGCCGGTGATCAGCGATGCCCACCAGCTGGCCGGCTACGAAGAGGCTGCGGTGGTGCGTGCCCGCTCGGGCGCCAGCCTGATGGGCTTCATCACATCACCCGAGGGTGAGCTCGAGGCCGACGACGTTGAGGATGGCCAGCGGATCTCGGAGTTCGAGCCTGGGGTGTTCAAGTATCTGGATCCGGGCCAGCAGGTCACGATCCCGAACCTGTCGTCGCCCGATCAGCAGTACGAGATGTTCGTGCGGGCCAAGACGCGGCGCATCGCGTCTGGTTTTGGTTGTTCGTACGAGACCCTGTCGAGGGATTTCAGTGAGACCAACTACAGCAGCAGCCGGCTTTCGCTGCTGGAGGATCGCGACCACTGGAAGGTGGTGCAGTCCTACCTGATCGAGAACTTCCACATGCGGGTGTTCCGCGAGTGGCTCGATGTGGCGGTGCTGAGCGGTGAGCTTGCCCTGCCCGACTACGAGCTGCGACCCGATCGCTATGACACCCCGCGGTGGATGGCTCGTGGCTGGTCGTGGGTGGATCCGCTGAAGGAAGTGAAGGCTTACCGCGAGATGGAGGCGGCCGGGTACAAGACCAAGGCGCAGATCGTGGCTGAGCTTGGCGGCGATCTGGACGAGAACCTGCAGCAGCTGGCGCGGGAGAAGAAGCTCGCGGAAGACCTGGGTGTCACGCTGGACGCGGACATCAATCCTGAGACGTCGGTCGCCGGGGTTCCTCCTGACGGCGAACCGGCTGGCGACGGGGAGCCGGCCCCACCCCAAGCTCCCCGTCGCACTAGGAATTCGCGTCGCAAGAAGGTGAGTAATGTGGATGAAGTTCAATCCGAGCGTCCAGAAGGGCCGCTTAACTGATGGACGAACTCAAAGAACAAATCGAGACACCTGAAGAGGATCGCGCTCTGGCTGATCTGAGCGAAGAGCAGGTTGCTGTTGTAGGCGATGCTGTGGCTGCGATTGTGGCCGAGCACATGATGGAAGTGGTGGAAGACACCATGGAAGTCCTGCAGGGCGAAGATCCCAATGCGGAAACCGACGCCGAGGAGATGGCTGAAGGCGGCGACCGCAAGCTCGAAGGCAACTACACGCGCACCGAAGTCACCTCGTTCTCGGAGGTGGAGGATCGGAGCTTCGAGTTCCCCTTCAGCTCTGAGTATCCGGTGGCCCGGTACTTCGGCAACGAAGTGCTGAGCCATGACGGAGAAGCTGCTGATCTAGCCCGTTTGAACGACGGTGCGCCGCTGCTCTTCAACCACAACCCTGACAAGGTTGTGGGTGTCGTCGAGCGTGCATGGATCGACGGTAAAAAGAAGCGTGGCTACGTGAAAGTGCGCTTCTCTCGCAATAGCTTTGCCAAGGAGGTGATGGCTGATGTCAAGGATGGCGTCCTTCGGGGTGTCAGCTTTGGCTATGCCATTAACAAGATGGAAGAGCGTGGCGAAAACTTCGTCGCGACCCAGTGGAGTCCGTACGAAGTTTCGGTTGTTAGCATCCCGGCAGACCCCACTGTGGGTGTAGGCCGGTCGCTTGCGACTGACTCTGCGGCCCCTGCCGCATCACCAACCCCTCAACCTGAACCTGAGGTTCACATGGAAAACACCCCTGACGTGGAGGTGATCCGGTCCAAGGCCGCCGAGGCCGAGCGCAGCCGTATCGCCACCATCACCGCCCTCGGCGAAAAGCATGGTCTCCAGGAGCTCGCTCGCGAGCTCATCGATGGCGGCCGTTCCGTGGACGAGGCTCGCGCCGCTGTCCTCGAAAAAATCGACACCCGCAGCTCCAAAGTGGAACACCGCATCGCTGACGAGAAGGCCAACGACCTTGGCCTGACCGATAAGGAGACCCGTGAGTTCTCCTTCATCCGCGCCTTCAACGCTCTGGCCAACCCTGGCGACAAGAAAGCCTGGGAAGCCGCCTCTTTCGAGCGTGAAGTGTCCGAGGCCGCTTCGAAGAAGTATGGCAAGCCCGCCAACGGCATCATGGTGCCGAACGAGGTGCTCCGCCGTGACCTGACCGTCGGCACCCCCACCGCTGGCGGCAACCTGGTTGCCACCGAGCTGCTGGCTGGTTCCTTCATCGAGCTGCTGCGCAACCGCATGGCTCTGATGCAGGCTGGCATCACCATGCTGAGCGGCCTGCAGGGCAACATCAGCATCCCCCGCCAGACCGCTGCCGCCACTGCCTACTGGGTGGGTGAAGGCTCCGCTCCTACCGAGAGCCAGCAGTCGATCGACCAGGTCAACATGTCGCCCAAGACCGTGGGTGCTTTTGTTGACTACAGCCGCCGCCTGCTGCTGCAGTCCTCGGTTGACGTCGAGGCCATGATCCGCCGCGACCTGGCCAGCGTGATCGCTCTCGAGCTGGACCGCGCCGGCATCTACGGCACCGGTTCCTCCAACCAGCCCCTGGGCCTGACCGGCACCTCCGGTATCGGCGCTCAGACCCTGACCAGCTACGGCACCTTCGCCGAGTACATCGGCATGGAAACCGACGTGGCTTCCGCCAACGCTGATGCCGGCTCGCTGCGCTACATCATCAACGCTGCTGCCCGTGGCGCCCTGAAGAGCACCGCTCTGATCGGCACCGAGGCCCGCTTCGTGTATGAGAACGACGAGATCAACGGCTACCCCGTGATCGTGTCGAACCAGCTGAGCAGCAACGACGCTCTGTTCGGTGACTTCAGCCAGTTCGTGATGGGCATGTGGTCTGGTCTCGACCTGACCGTCGATCCCTACGCCGGTGCCACCAGCGGCAACGTGCGTATCATCGCCCTTCAGGACGTTGATTTCGCCGTCAAGCAGCCCGGCGCCTTCTGCTACGGCACCTGATCGCCATGAAGATCGAGATCCTTCGCTCGGTCATGATCTCGGGGGAGCTGGCTGAGGCTGGCTCCTTTCCCGAGGTTTCTGTGGCCGACGCAAATCTGCTGATCGGCATGGGCAAGGCTCGCCTCGTCATCGAGGCTCCGGCTGCTGCTCCTGCTCCCGAAGCCGAGGCTCCCAAGAAGGGCCGCAAATCCACCGCCCCTGCCACGTCCGAGGAGGACTGAATCATGGCAATCATTCAGCAGGCGCTGGAGAAGCTGGAGCATTTCGCTCTGGCCCCCACCGCTTCCCGCAACGCCAACCTCGACGGCACTGCTGTCGACCTGCGCACCTACGACGGTGACGTGATCCTGATCCTCGACGTGGCCGCTGGTGGCACCTCCACCTGCACCGTCACGCTGCAGGACAGCGCCGACAACGTCACCTTCGCCAACGTGAGCGCTGAGTTCACCCGCGACGGTGTGCTTCAGGCTCCTGGCACTGTTGCCTTCGCTCAGGTGAGCACCTCTGCTTCCAAGCAGACGCTGATCGTGAGCAAGGACGGCCTGCGCCGTTATGTGAAGGCTGTGTCCTCTGAGGCCGGCACTCACGTCTATTCCGTCAACGGTCTGGGCGTGAAGAAGTACGGCTGATGGCCCTGACAGAAGACCTGTCAATGTTCCTTGCCGATTTCGGCGTCACTGTCACCAGTGGCGCCGTTTCTGGCATGGGGATTTTGGATATGCCGAGCCAGGTCGTGGCGGACGGCATGGTGCTGACGACCGACTACCGACTGACGGTGAAGACGTCGGAGTTTGGCGGCCTGATCTACGGCGCAGGGGTGACCGTGGACGGCGTGAATTATCAGGTCCGCGAGGCAATGAAGATCGACGACGGACAGTTCACCGAGCTGATGCTGACGCGCCTGGCGCCCGAGAGCGTGGCCGCCGGCCAGGATCCGCGCGAGTTTGGCCTCGCCGATCTGACCGACGTCAACATCACCAGCGCACAGCAAGGCGACGCGCTGATCTACAACGGATCAGAATGGGTGGATACGAACGAGATTGACGGCGGAGGCGCCTGATGGCCACGACTCGGCAGCGGATCAAGCTCAGGCGTGACACGGCTGCCAACTGGACGGCGGCCAACCCTGTGCTGCTCGCTGGCGAGATCGGCTACGAGACAGACACGAAGCAGGTCAAGATCGGCAACGGCGTGTCGGCGTGGTCTGCGCTCGAGTACGCCCCGCTCAACCGCAATCCGGTTCTCCAATCGATCCAGCTGCTGACAACCGGCGGCAACGCGGACACCGCGGGCGAGCTGGCCTGGAACGAAGACGAGCAGACGCTGGACATCGCCAAGGGTGGCGGCACGGTGCTGCAGGTTGGCCAAGAGACTGCGTTCTTGGTCTACAACAACACCGCGAGCACGATCACTGAAGGCACCGGCGTGATGTACGTCGGCACCAATGGCAACAGCGGGCACCTCGAGGTGGCGCCGATGATCGCCAACGGCAGCCTGCCGGGACATGTGTTTCTCGGGGTCATGACGGAAACGGTGGCGCCGGGCAACACCGGCTTCGTCACTTCTTTCGGCAAGGTGCGCGGCATCAACACCACCGCTTATCCGGTGGACTCGATCCTGTACTGCGACCCGGTCAACCCTGGCGGGTTTGTGACGGCCGAGCCGGATGGTCCGAACCTGAAGCTGCCGGTGGCAGCGGTGATCACATCGGCCAACAACGGCATCATCTTTGTCCGTGCGGCGACAGGTCAGTTCATCAAAGACTGCCACGACGTTGAGGTTTCCGATGCCCATGACGGCGACGTGCTGACATGGGTCGATGCGGCCAATCGCTGGGAGCACAAGCCTCCGGTGAACGGTTCCGCGCCCCGCAGCATCACGATCGCCGGGCCGCTGGCGGGTGACAGCTTCACGCTGTTCCGCACGTCACGCGCGACAACGCTCGACAGCGTGGTTGGGCTAGTGTCCGGTGGCTCGGTCACCTATGAGCTGCGCTACGCGACTGATCGCACCACAGCCGGCACGCTGGCCACAGTCAGCGACACCGTTACCAACACGACCACCGGCGACACGGCGACGCTGCAGAACCAGCCCATTCCTGCCGATCGGTGGGTGTGGATCGACATCACGGCGGTGTCGGGCACGGTTGATGAGTTCAATCTGTCCGTAGCCTTCTGACCTAGACTGACCCCAACAGAGGAGCCCTTCAGTTCATGGCCACCTTCAACAAGTTCAACTCATTTGTCGAGGCGCTGGCCGAGAAGGTGCATAACCTTGGCGCCGACACGCTGACAGTGGCGCTGACCAACTCAGCACCCGTTGCGACCAACACCGTTCTGGCGAACATCACCCAGATCGCTTACACCAACATTCAGAACGGCACCACGACCGGTCGTGACCTGACTGGCGTGACCTCGGCCCAGACCAGCGGCAGCTACAAGCTGGATGCGAACGATCTGGTGCTCACCGCGACGGGTACGGTTCCCCAGTTCCGGTATGTGGTGCTCTACAACAACAGCGCAACCAACGACGAGCTGATCGGTTGGTACGACTACGGCGCAGCTGTTGACCTGCTGAACGGCGAGACCTTCACGATCACTTGGGACGCTGCTGGCATCCTGACTCTGGCCTGATAACTGACGCGGAGGCGGGACGGTGGCTGTTGCCCATAGTGCTGCCTCCGAGTCCCACACAGGGACGACGGGCTCAACCAACCAGGCGGCGTTCAGCTGGACGCACACGCAGACCGGCACACCTCAAGGTGTGGTGGTCTTTGTCCATACGATCAGCGCCACAGATACGGTCACCAGCGTCACCTACGGCGGGGTAACGCTGACCCGTGTGACGGGTGGCGCTGCGATCGACAACGCTGGCGAACCTGGCCGGACGGATCTGTTTTTCGCTGGCTCTGGTCTCGGCACCGGCAACCAGACGATCACGGTCAACCGGACCAACAACGCCACGATCATGTATGCGTCGGCGGCGACGGTCACCGCTGGCGCGAACACGGCAATCCCAGGAACGCTGGTGCTGCTGCAGGGCGATGGCGTCCTGGCGGTCCAGAGCGTCAACGACACCTCACCCGGTCAGAACAGTCTTCGCTACGCCGCGGCCTATTCGGGTCTCGCCTCGCCGCCGCCGGCCGGTACTGGCAGCACGCTGCTGACCAGCATCGACTTCGGCAACTACGGCTGCGCGATGGTCCGCGAGACCACGGCAGGCCAGGGCGCCAGGAACGTCGGCTTCAACAACGCCACAACGGACGACCGGGCCGCGATTCACCTCGCAATCCGCGAGCTGGTGCCGCGGACCGAGACGCCGATCGTCGCCAGCTTCACGCTGACGGGCAACGACGCCACGCTGACGGTCGCCAGCCCGAAGTCGATCGAGCCAGTTGTCGGCGCCTTCACGCTGACCGGCAACGCTGCGGATCTGCGCCACAACCCGGACATCGAAGCTGGCGTCGGGGCGTTCACGCTGACGGGCAACCCTGCCGATGCTCGCCACAACGCCAGGATCGAGGCCGCCACCGGTGGCTTCGCGCTGGCTGGCAACGACGCGACGCTCAGCAAGGCTGCTCCACCAAAGATCCTCACCGTTGAGGTCGGCGCGTTTGCGCTGAACGGTGGATCGCCTGCTCTCAGCGTCGGCCATCATCTCGATGCTGCGACCGGGTCGTTCGCGCTGACCGGCAACCCGGCCGGGCTGGCTGACACCGACAAGCTGGCAGCCGAAACCGGCGCGTTCACGCTTGCCAGCAACGGTGCCACGCTGCGCCGCAATTACACGCTTGGGGCTGCCGTTGGTGCGTTTGCAACAGCCGGCCAGCCGGCGACGCTGCGCCACAACCCGCGCATCGAGGCCACCTCCGGCTCGTTCGCGCTGACGGGCGGTACCCCTGCCCTGCTGCGCGGCCGTTACCTGAGTGGTGGCGCCGGCACGTTCATCGAGACTGGCCAACCCGCCACGTTCCGCCGCACCTGGGTGATCCAGGGCGGCAGTGGCGCGTTCAGCTTCACCGGCAACCCGGCCGGACTGACCGAGCTTGGCGCCTACGAGATCGACGCGATCGTTGGGTCGTTCGCGCTCTCGGGGCAGCCGGCCACGTTGGCGCAGAGCCAGACCATGCCGGTCACCGCCGGCGTCTTTGCACTCGGCGGCCAGCCTGCCACGCTGCGCCATAACCCGGTCGCCGCTGCCGATCGCGGTCAGTTCACGCTCTCGGGCCAGCAGGCTGCACTGAAGCAGGGCCATGTGCTGATCGGCGGCACTGGCGCTTTCAGCCTCACCGGCAACCCTGCCACTCTTGCCAAGCAGTCGGCCAGTGAGCTCGCGGCCGCTGCTGGCGCATTCACCCTGACGGGTCAATCGGCAACCCTGTCGCGCAGTTGGCTGTTCTCGGCAGATCGCGGGCAGTTCACGCTGACCGGCAACGCTGCCACCTTGCTGCAGGGCTGGCGCACGACAGGCGAGCGCGGGCAGTTCCTGCTGACCGGCAATCCGGCCACGTTTACGGGTGGGCGGACTCTGCTTTGCGGTACCGGCGCCTTCACTCTTACCGGTAATCCGACTGCTCTGGCGGACACCGACGAGCTCGCAGCGGCAACCGGCGCATTCATCCTGACCGGGCTATCAGCCAGCCTGTCAAAATCCGGCGGAGCAGTTCGCCGTCGCAACGTCCTGATCTTCTAGGAATGTCCCAGAATTGCCCGCGCCCTGCTCTGCTGAATCCAGCTAATCTGATGCCATGACAAAGCGCGAACAGATCCTCGCTGCCATCCGAACGGCGCTCACCGACACCGTTGGCGTCGGCACGCGGATCTATCGCAGTCGCGTTGAGCCGATGGCGCGGCAGGAGAGCCCGGCCATCATCGTCGAGCCAATCAAGGATCGCTGCGAGCAGAACACCAGCCTGCCCACACTGGACTGGAGCCTGCTGGTCCGAGTGGCTGTTGTGATCAGAGCGAACGTGCCAGATCAGGCGGCGGATCCGGTCGTCGAGTCGCTCCACTCCAAGCTGATGGCAGATCTGACGCTTGGTGGCCTGGCAATCGATATTCAGCCGTTTCAAGTAGAGTTCCAAACGGTGGAGGCTGATGTCCCTGCAGGTGTCGTTATGTGCGACTACCTCGTCAAGTACAGAACCTCTGTTGTCAACCTAGGGGCCTGATGATGGCAATCACGGTCGATGAATACCATGGCCAAGGAGGGTCCTACCTTCTTGACCCGAAATCCGGCAAGCGGAAGCTCGTCGAGCGGACTGAGCCGGGCCAGCTCCAACCCCAACCCGAGGTAACCAGCGATGCCGCTCCTGACTCGCAAACGCCTGATTCTGGCGAAGACTGAAGGCACTTACGCGACCGATTCGACGCCGACCGGCACCGACGCGATTCTGGTTCGCAACCTGGACATCACCCCGATCGAGTCCGATCAGGTCTCTCGTGATCTGATCCGCCCCTATCTGGGCAATTCCGAGAGCCTGCTTGCCAACACCCGCGTCAGCATCACCTTCCAGGTGGAACTGGCCGGCTCCGGCACCGCCGGCACTGCGCCGAAGTACAACTCCCTGCTGAAAGCCTGCGGCCTTTCCGAGACCATCGTTGCCAGCACTAGCGCCACCTACGCGCCGGTGAGCTCGGCTTTCAGCTCGGCCACCATCTACTTCAACAACGATGGTGTGCTGCACAAGGCCACTGGATGCCGCGGCACCTTCAACATCAACTGCGAACTGGGCCAGATCCCGACCATCGATTTTACGATGACCGGCATCTACAACGCTCCCACGGACACCGCGGCTCCCTCGGTGACCTACAGCGCCCAGGCCACGCCGCTGATCTTCAAGGAGGGCAACACCTCTTCGTTCAGCCTGCTGGGCTACAGCGGCTGTCTGATGTCGGTGAACTTCGACATCGCCAACGAGGTGGTGTACCGCGAGCTGATTGGCTGCACCAAGCAAGTGCTGATCACCAACCGCGCTCCCGCCGGTACCGCTGTGATCGAGGCCCCGACCATCGCGGCGAAGGACTACTTCACCATCGCCAACGACAACACCACAGGTTCGCTGACGTTCGCGCACGGCACCACTGCCGGTAACATCGTGACCTTCACGGCACAGAAGGTCGACATCGGCAACCCCACGTATAGTGACAGCGACGGCATCCAAATGCTGAACCTGCCTTACGTGGCCATCCCCACCAGCGCAGGCAACGACGAGCTCTCGCTCGTTTACACCTGATTCCAGGAGCCCTACTGCATGGCATTCGTCCGCAAGAAGTCTTCCACGTTCAAGTGGCCGGTCACTGTCGAATTTCCAGTCGACGGCGGCCGATTTGAAACCGAGTCCTTCGATGCGATCTTCAAGCGCATCGGCCGGAAAGAGTTTCAGAAGCTCATCGACAAGGGAGACATCGACCTGATCGAAACCGTGCTTGAGGGCTGGGAGGGCGTGAAGGACGAGTCCGGTAAGGACATCCCCTTCACGTCCGCGGCCTTGAAGGACATGCTCGATGATCCTTGTTTCACCAAGGGCGTCATCACGGCGTACCTGGCGAGCCTGGAAGGAGCGAAGGTAAAAAACTAGAGGACGCGGCCCGCTACTGGGCCGCAGCCGGCAGCGTGCAGGATGGGACGGAGGACGATGCCCGCTTGATGGGTATCGTCCTCCCCGATCCGGACACGAAGCCGGACGTTTTTGAGGTTTGGGAAGAGAACTGGGACATCGTGTCGATGTTTCTGCGACTGCAGACCCAGTGGAATGTCGTGATGGGAGGGTTCACGGGCCTCAAGTACGAGGTGCTGAGGTGGCTGTGCGACCTATACTCGGTGGAGGACCCAAAGGCCATGCTGGAGGGCATCCAGGTCATGGAAGCGGCCGCCCTTCAGGAGCTGAACAAGGCAGATGGCTGATTCGGTCGCACGGGTAAGGATTCTCGCTCAGATCGAGGGCCTTGAGGGCTTCGACAAGCTCAAGGGCGCGTTCAAGGGGCTGCAGCAGGCGATCGGGCCGACTGATCAGCAGCTTGCCAAGGCGCGGCAGGACATCATTGCCTTTGGCGAAGCCGGCAAGAGAACTGAACAGATCATCCGCGGCCAGATTGATGCGCTGAGGGCGCTGAAATCGCAGGCGGGCACCGGCGGCCAGCTTTACACCACCCTCGGAGCGGACATTCGCCGCCTTGAGGGCGAAGTGCGCGGCCTGAGCGCTGCCTACGTCGACCTCGCGACGAACAAAGCATACACGGAAGCTCAGCTCAGAAACCTGTCTCCAGCGACCAGCAAGCCTGGAATGCTGTCTGCTCAGGTTGACCTGATGCAGGCCGATTTAGCTCGCATGAAACTCCTGACCAGGGAGTACATCGCCAAAATCGCGGAGATCAACCAAGCCACAACGCAGGGACAGCGCAAGCAGACCACAACTTCACTGTTTGGCGCTGCTCTGAGCAACAACCAGTATCTCAACAACACCAATTTCTTCGACGCGCCGGCGGCTTTTGAGAAGCAAGCCAACGCGGGCGTGCTTCCTCGCACGGTCGCTGCAAAGCAGGCCGAGATCTCGCAGATCAAGGAGCAGCTGCAGAATGTTCTGCGCGATGCCGGCAACCTTGAGCCGCTGCTGAATGACATTCGCCGGATCGAGGGAAGGCTTGCAACTCAGGCCACCTCCGGCGGCGGCACCAGGACAACAATCGGCGGACTGGAAGGCGCCGGCCGTGATCTTGGCACCGACTGGCAGAAGGCCCGCATCACCCTCGGTCAGCTAACGACCGAGTATGAGCGCCTCAAGCGTGCCCAGCAAGACCAGGTGCGTGTACTTGAGACGCAGCTGCTTGAGGCCGAGAAAGACCTTCAGCGGATGCTGAATGGCACCACCAAAGAATCGGAGCAGCTGACCCGAGCTGAAGAGAGGCGAGCAAGGGTCGCAGAAAAGCTCGCTCAGATCCAACAGGACGCCAGCAGGGCTCCCGGCGTCGGCGGCTACCGCGACCCTGAGACAGGCGCAATGCTCGCCCGCGGGAACGAAAGCACCCGTCAGGCACGCCAGAACCTGCTCGCTCAGATCCAGATGCCTGTCAGGGAGATCAGCTCCCTTTATCAATCGATTGGCTCTGTCGGCATCTCCAAGATTGCCAACGACGTTGAGCGGATGGGCAATAGCTACCAGGAGGTAGCAAAGGACATCCGAGCGGCAAAGGCCGCCTCCGACGGCAGTGTCAGCAGCCTTCAGTCACAACGCGCTGCCTGGGAGGCACTGCGAAACTCGGTCAATGCAAACGGCAGGGAATTCAGGGAGGCGACACGCGAGCTTGCGGCGCTCGACAAGCAGCTTGAGCGCACGCAGCCCGGTGGCCTCCGCGGGAAGGTCGGCTACATCGCTCAGGGTGTTGGCGCAATAGCTTCGGCGGGTATCTTTGGCGGCCCCGAAGGGGCGATCGGTGGCGCTCTCGGTGGCGCGATCGGAGCCCTCGGCGGCGCCCCAGGCTTTGCCGCCGGCTCGTTCATCGGCTCGTCCGTTGGCGCCTACGCCGGCATGGCTCGCCAACAGGCCGGGGTGATTGCTGGCTACGTCAAGGAGCTCAACCTCGCCAAGGTCACCCTTGCTCAGGCATCAAGCGGTCAAGAGGAGTACAACCGTCAGCTTCAGCTCGCTCGTCAGATCAGCAAGGACTACTCCGTCGGCCTGGTCGACACGATCAAGGGCTACTCGCAGGTTGCCACGGCCGCAAAAGCGAATGGACTGAACCTCAAGGAAACCGAGGATATTTATCGCGGCGCAGTTGCGGCTGGCGTTGCCTTTGGCAGGAGCCAAGAGGACATCAGCGCCATCATCACAGCCACCGTGCAGGTGCTGTCGAAGGGCAAGCTGTCCGCAGAAGAACTGCAGGGGCAGATCGGTGAGCGACTGCCTGGGGCCGTTGCCAAGTTTGCGGCAGCCACCGGCCGTAGCCTGCCTCAGCTCGCAAAAGATCTTGAGCAAGGCAAGGTTTCGATTGCCGACTTCGTCAAGTTCAGCCAGAAGCAGGTTCAGGACTACGACGAGATTGCCAAGATCATTGGCGCCAGCCCCGAGAAAGCCGGTGAGCGACTGAAGCTCGCGCTGGATACCGCAGCTGAGAACTACGGCGGATTCTTCCAGCAGATCGGCTCTGGCTTCCAGGACAACATCACGCGGATTATCAGCTGGTTGAACGAAAACCAGGATTCAATCAAGCAGTGGGTAACGGCTTGGGTGAATGCCGGTATCGACATCGTCAACGTTCTGAAAAAGATTGGCGAGATTCTTGGACCCATCGTCACCGGCTTCGCAGACCTCGTTAAGCGAACCTATGAGTTCATGCAGTACAACCCCGGAGTATTCCTCGGGGGCAAGCTGCGCGAGGGGCTTCGCGGGATTTTCGGTGTTGAGCAGAGCAAGCTCACACCTGACCAGTTATTTCCGAAATTCAAGCCACCAGCAAATGCATTCGGCACTGGAACGCTTACTGCGCCTGGCAAGACCGATCTTGAAACAAGCACAGCCAAGGAAGAGGCCGACAAAGCCGCGCGAGAAGCCGCCCGCCTCGCCGCCGAGCAGCAGCGACTTGAGGAGCAACTGGCCCGCAATGCCATTGAGCTCGACAATAAGCGGTTCCAGAACCGTCGTGATCTGATTCAGCGCGAGTTCGAGTTTCAACAAGAACTAGCCAACCGCGCCAACAGCCTTTGGGCAAATTCGTTCCTCGGCAAGGGAGCGCAAAGCGCTCGCGCTCTCACCGAACTATTCAGCAAGCTGAGTGGCTACCAAGGAGTGCTGCAGCAGTCCAGCGGGCGCATTGCATCGGCTCAGCAAGAACTGTCATCGGCTCAACGGTTTGAGGGTGTCACATCACAAGGGCTGCCGGCATCCGGCACTGGCAAGGATCCTGTCGCCACCCACAAGCTGGGCAGCCAAGCGCAGGCTCTGGTCAAAGCGGCGCAGAAGCTTGGAGTCAGCCCGCTAGACCTGGCGACAATCATCGGTTTTGAGACTGGCGGCACCTACAGCCCATCCAAGTGGGGCGGTGCTGGCGGCAATTACATGGGACTGATTCAGTTTGGTCCGAATGAGAGGAAGCAGTACGGCGCCTACCAGGGGCAGAGCTTCGAGGAGCAAGTCCTCGGCCCCGTCGTCAAGTATTTCCAAGACCGCTTCAAGAACGTCGGGATGTCGACGCGCGGCGCCGATCTGCTGACTCTCTACCGCACTGTGCTGGGCGGCAATCCCAAGGCAAGCCTCACCGGCCGCGATGCATTCGGCACCTCTCCTCAAAGCGGTGTCTCGATGATGGCGCCGCACCGCTCTGCGGCTCTCAATCGTTTCTTTGGCGGCAACGTTGCAAACGTCCCCTCGGGCGGGGCTGGCATGGCCAGTCAAATTCGTCGAGATGCCTCGGCAGAAGGACGAGTTGATCTCGCGAAGGAAGAACTGGCAATCGCGAAAAAGATCAGCGAGTTTGAGGAGCAGCGGATTGCCAAGCTAAAAGAGTTTGACTACGCCGAGTTCAGTCAATCGATCACGCAGTCGCTCCGAGAGCAAAACGATGCGCTGGCAAACAATCTTGATGAGATTCTGCTGAAGAACCAGCTTGAAGCGAGCGGCATGAGGCCTGAGCTCGTGCAGGCTGAAATGGACAAGGCTCGCGCCTATCGCGATCAAGCAGAACTGCTGGAGCCACTGAAAGAGGCGCTCAAGGTTGTCGACGACCCCGAGCAGAAGACACTGATTCAGGAAGCGATTGAGTCAATCAACAGTGGCTACGAAGATCAACTAATTCTTATCAACTCTATCGCCCAAGCCCAGACCGCCCAAGGCGTCGCCCTCGCGAACTACGTCGGCCAGCTCAAACAGCAGCTCGACCAGCTCACCAACATCGAGAACGTGCTGATATCCGTTAGCCAAGTTGTGGAGACCGAAATCTCCACAGCGATGTCCTCTGCCGTGACAGCTGTTGTCACCGGCTCTGGCTCGATCAAGCAGTCGCTCAGTCAGATGTTCGCGAGCATCGGCCAGTCGTTTGTCAAGATGGCGACTGACATCATCGCCAAGCAGCTGGTGATGATCACGCTGCAGAGCATCCTGAAGGCGCTTGGCGGTGGACTATTCGGCGGCGGTGGCGGCGGCGTACCCGGTCTTCCTGGGTTAAGCGGAGCTGGAGCTCTGAGGCCAGGTCGGCCAGCCTTTGGCGGCGTTTTCGCCAACGGCGGCGTCATGACCTCCCGCGGCCCGATCCCGCTCAAAAAGTACGCCCGCGGCGGCGTCGCCAACAGCCCGCAGATGGCCCTCTTCGGCGAGGGCAGCAAGCCTGAGGCGTATGTGCCCCTGCCCGACGGCCGCAGTATCCCTGTGTCGCTCAAGGGTCAGGACAAGATGAACGAGATTATGGGTCGTTCTCCGGTGGCGCAGCAAGCCCCCACGCTCAACATGACCTTCCAGACCACCAACATCGGCGGTGTTGAGTACGTCAGCCGCGATCAGCTCGAGGCAGCCATGGCTGAGACGCGCCGAGCAGCGTCTCGCGACGGCGCCAAGCGTGGCATGAGCATGACTCTTGATAGGCTGCAGCAAAGCCCGTCCACGCGCCGCCAGGTGGGTCTCCGCTGATGTCCCTTCCATTCCCTGACATCAAGCCGTCTGCCCGTTCGTTCAAGATGGGCACCTTCCCGACCAAGGTGTACCGGGCAATGTCTGGCGCGATCGTGAAGCGCAGCTTCGGCAATCGCGCAACCGGCTACGAGCTCAGCCTTGAGTTTGAGAACATCACCGACGCCAACGCAGCTCTGATCGTCAAGCACTACAACGATGTTTCGGCTGGTTTCGTTGGCTTCACAATTCCCGCCACCGTGCTCGCTGGCATGGCGACTGGGCTCCAGTCGTACATCCAAGCGCCGGCTGGCATTAAGTGGGAATACGCAACTGCACCTGAGGTTCAGTCGGTGATCACGGGTAGAAGCTCGGTATCGGTCAGGCTCGTGGGAGAGCTGAGCTGATGGCTGAGATTCGCGTCGGACAATACTTCCGGCTGACCACGGCAAACGGCACAGTCCACCGATACCAGAACTATTTCGTCGGCCAGTCCAGTTCCTACCTGAGCGAGTCGTTTGAATTCGCGCCGTTTCAGGCGGAGGGCACGACGGCGTCACTGGGCGGCGACAACGAGCAGCTGCGCGTGCTGTTCCCTCATGTTGAGTTCGCGCTCCAGCTGGTCGAGGCCGGCAACGGCAACCGGCTCAGTCAGCTTCGGCTGACGACGGCCTGGCTGACTAGCACCGGATCAATTTCCAATGCCTTGAACGACTTTTACGTTGGTGTTGGCGCATCCTTCAGCGAGACCACCATTGAGCTGCGGTTTCGCTCAGCGATCGACAGTGTCGGTTCTGCATTCCCTGGACAGACACTGACCCGCGAACTGGTCGGCCCGTTGCCGCTGAACTCGGAGCTTTACCTCCGATGAACGATCTAATCGGCCTCAAGTACGGCTGGGGGCGCGCGCCGGGCGACGGCAGCGGCCACACCGACTGCTTCCAGCTGACGTGCGAGGTGCGGGACCGGTTGGGGCTGAGCTCGTACCGTGACAGGTTTGCGTGGGTGTACGAGAAATGGACGGAGAAGACGTTCCCGAACGGGATGCTGCTTCGATGGCTGCTGACGTTCGGCGATCGACTTGAGGTGCCGCGACCTGGGGCTGTGGCGCTGCTGCCCAGCAAGGCCGGCCGGGCGCTCGGCACCTGCACCGAGTCGGGGGTAGTCTTTATTGGGCCGGGGCGAGCGGTCGTCTGCGCTCCGCTGACCACAGAGTCCGCCACGTTTTTCTGGATGAGCCGATGAAGCGGAGACTGCTGCCCTACGAGCACGAGCTGATCCAGATCCTTGGTATTTCCGAGGAGGATTACCTCGACTTCTTGGCGGTTCAGCACGATTTTTCGCGGTCACCGGAGGAGAAGCTGCAGGAGCTGCGGGGTGATCCGGTA